GTTAATTTATTAGTTTTAGAACCGTCAAATATAGACGTACCTAAAGTATTACATTTAACCAATATTGCAGCATAAGAACCTGCAGGTATAGGATTAGCAACTACATAAGCGTGAGTATAAACAGGTATAACAGCGGTACAGTCAGCTAAAGCTGTTCCTTCTGCTTCCCATACAATTTCTTTCTCAGAAGTTAAAGAGAATTTCATAAATGAAGCAGCTCCATCAGCCTCAGTATTAAGGTCTGTTGCTACATAATCTGAATCTGTAGCTAATGTACTATATAGATTTTCTACAGACATATCAGATAACTGACTAGCCATATAAGGATTGTTATCCGTGTAAGCATCAGAACCCGTCTTTTTAAGTGGGGTAAGGCAAAACAAATCTTGTTGAGTTGCGTTGGTATTCCCTGTACCTGCCTGAGTTAAAGCGTCAGCCTCATCCTTTAAGTGGATATTACTAACATTCAAGAAAGAACCTGAATCACCACTACTCTCAATTACAACTACAGCGAATACAGTTTCATTACCTGCAGAATCTGTTAGCTTTTTAACTAAGTAGTTTTGGTTTATACCGCCTAAGTGGGCAGGTAGCCCATAAAGAGGGGACTTTAATCTATCAAATTTTGAAGCTCCAGATATATTACCTGTAATTTTTGGGTATTTAGCCATTGTGTTTATTTTTAATAATTAGTTTATCCTATTGTAAAATATGTACTGTCTGATTCAAACCAGATTCTGTAAACTCCTTCCATGTTCGGCATGCAAAACCCTATAGACTTAACCCAACTACCTGTAGTTTGGGGTGGGCTTATAGCTATATTATTTCCATTAACATATAAACCGTCACCCTGAGCGTAAGAGCTAAGAGAGCTTTCTGTTATAGTAGTAAAATCAAGATACCCTTTATGCATCAACGTAAGAACTCCACTCTCGTGACTAATGAATACCATCATAGTCTTATTGGCGTGACCTGGTATTCCAGTGTTAGCCTTCTCTAATTCAACCCCATAAGGGTTTGTACTAGCTGGTACTATGTTATTGAAAACAACAACATCACCATAAGATACGTTAGCAGGAATAGAAGGCCACCCCTCAAAGGCGTACTTAAGTTCCATTAAGCTCTCAAGAGAACCGTTTGGTAAGGAGTTTAATCCTATACCAAAAGAGTTTATAGAGATAGTCTGAGACTGAGTTATTGGGTTTATTATTAATGTCATTGCTTTGTTATTTCATCTACTATAGTAAACGTACCATACATCCATGTTGTGTATGCAGTTCCTAGTTCGGAGTTAGCATTATCGTAAACACCCTTCTTTCTAGTTTGAAAATCATACACATAAACCCCTGCTTCTAAGTTCATATAAGCACCTGGAATTGAGACAGATATTGTATCTCCAGCAACGCCTGTACTATCCTTAAACCATATACCAGAATAACTAGCGGTAGTACTACCTAAAGCTAATAGACCATTTCCTGTAGCATTCTCTCCAGACCAATGACCAGTCTTTATTAGTGTAGGTATCTTATTGATTGTTGGCTTATCTTTCCAGAAATAACTATAAACATTAAGAGCTTCAAATTCTGAGTTATTCTTCTTTATGGTTATCTTACCTTGATATATAGTAGCATACCCGTTAGTAGTATCGGCGGGTGCGGAAGTTTGAGTTCCAGCTAAATTATAAGGCAAGTTAGTGTCCGCAGAATCAACGACTGCTAACTTCATTTCGAAGGTGTCGCCTCTTCTGGCCGTTATATTAAGCTCTACAGCTATGTCGGTATTTAATTCTAAAGCCATTTAGTTATGTTTTACACAAATATACAATTTAATTGCGTCCAAATTTCTCCTTACGCTTTCTTCTCATTCTGTTCCTTTCTCGCTTCTGTTCGTTACCTGAATCTTCAGAACCAAACATTGCATATTTAAGGTTTGCCTTATCATCTCCAGGGATTCCTATGTTAGGAATTAGAGCTGCAGCGTTTCTTCTCCACTTCTTATCTCCACGCTTACCATACTTACTATCTCTTTTGTATTCTGTTCTTGCAGCGATAGCTACAACTAATTCAAACACATTTTGGAACGTACTAAAGGCTGGCATTATAATCATCTTACCTACCTTTTCTATATTAACCATAAGAAGCATATCTGTAAGAAGTTTATCTAACTCTTCATCATCTTCTCCAGACATTAAAAGTAAGGCTGCTACCATAACAATCCCCATCATACCTCTATGAAGTCTTTGTAGGGCTTCAGTTTGAGATTTAGAAAGACCGTCTTTGATATACTCTTCGTTAGACTTCATTGAAGGATTCCATAAGTTTGGATTCAATGCAAATTTCACGTACTCTAATGGGTTTATATATTTAGCTAGCTTAACTTTATCTCCTTCAGTAGCGAAGGCTTTTAAAGTACCAGTATATATATCACCAAAATCATCTATGTAATCCATGTAACCACCTCTACCTATTCTATCAGCTAAGAATGTTGGAAACCATCTCTTGAATTGTAGAGCTGCAGAACCTATTACGTATTGTTGTATTAGTCTCTGGTCTACTGCGGAATATCCACGACCTTGCATGTTCTGTACACGTCTTTGTAGTCTAGCTACATCATCTACAGAAAGGATATTATCTTTATCTACAACAATAAGGTTACCCTTATCATCTATATCGTAAGAGTTCCATTGTTCGTCACTCATTTCTCCAACAAACTGTATCTCCTGTATAAAACGTTCAGCAGTTACCATAGGCCAAAATAATATCTTATCTAAGTAAGTTTCATATTTAGCACCTTCTAATTGTTCTTCTGGTCTATAAGTTAGTATACCAAACTCTTGTAATATAAGTAGAGTTTTTCTTGAGTTCTTAAAACTGAAAGCACTACCAATCTTTGTTAAACCTAAAGCTCTAAAGTGAGCCTTAACGAAGTTTGCAGTACCCTGCGAACGCCAAGCGTTGTACTTACCAATAGCGATGTTAAACATAGCCGCAGTGAAGTTAAGACCTAAACCAACTCTCATTGTTAAATTAACGAAAGAGGTTATAACTTTCTTCTCTACTTCAGGGAATGGGCTGATTGTTCTTTTAGGTTTTTGTAATATAAAAGACTCTAACATGTTCTCCTGTAGATACTTAACAGAATTTGCAGACAACGCACCACTATTTTTAAGGTATGTCATTGCTGCTCCTATCTGAAACTTATAAGCATCAAATCCTTGGAAGGCAGGTACTGCGTACTTCTGAGCCATCTCTACAGATAGAGTTCCTTTAACTGCTCTCGCTGCTAAATCCTGAGTGGACTTACTGTGAGCATTCTTACCTATCAATAACTTACTTTCTTTCTTTCTGCTTGTAGAGTTCTTTCCTGGTACTTGGAATTCTAGCCTGTTATAGTTGTATCCATCGTAGAACTCTGTACCATGTTGGAATACCATAGTCTTCACATAACTATACATAGCGTACTGTAAGTTTCCACTAGCAAGATAAGCAGCTCTGTGCGAACGAGATGATGTATACCTGTTGAAACTTTGACTTTCTGCCGTAACTACCTCATTTACACCATCTTTTCTTACTATCTTCTTACCTTCTATATCTATCCCTTTAGCAAGGTATCCTAAAGCTTTCGTTTTAAGAGCCTCCATTTGTCTTATAGAGTTTATAGATTTAAAGTGAGCAGTATTTATTTTCTCTCCAGGGTTTTCTTTAGCGAATAGCTTTACATCTTCTTGACTCGCACTATATATAGCCTGAAACTCTCCATAGGTTTTCACTTCTTCTCTATTAGATAAAGGATTAAAGCCTTTAACTTTAATGCTATTGATGTCTCCTCTAGCTCCAAAGAATTGGTAATACAATCCATAGATTCCTCTCTTTCTAAGAATCTCCATTTTACTTGAATCAGCAAGTGGAGCGTAGAAGTTACGGTCTTGAGTGTATAATCCTTTTTGTTTAGATAAGGCACTATAGAATTGAGTGTATCTAGAGATAACTCCTGCATAGTTTATTTCTGCATCAGAAAACAGTCTTTGTCCGTCTAAGTTTATAAGCTTATGAAGATTAGGTCTTAACCTATTATCTTCAAAGAACATAGATTCGTTTAATTCATGAGTAGTTTCGTAATCTATAATCTCTTTACCGCCTTCGTGTCTTCTTTTGATTTTAGATTGTCTAAATAACAAGTTCTCAAACAGTTTATCTGAAACGCTTTCGCTAGACTTCAATAGACTTAAGACAGGCATACGAGAGAAGAATTTAACTACTCCTGTTCTTATACCATACTTACTCTTGTATAGGTCGTTGTAAGATTCGTTTAATTCATCGGTCATTCTTTTTAAATCACGATGCATTAATTGATTACCACGCTCTAAGTTTCTTCTAGCAGAAGCTAAGGTTGGGTGGTTCTGACCAAAGTCACCTACACCAAACCACATCTCTGCTACTGTAATATCTGAAGTTCTATCATCATTAGATACCTTACCTAACAGTCTAGCACCTTCATCAGTCTTACCCCAGTAAGCCATTTGCTCGTTGCTCATAGCTTCCCCGTACATAAACTGTAATTCCTTAGCTAACATATCTTTAGCTAAAGGGTGTTCGTTTGTTAGTTGGTTGTAGTATTCTGTTATACGACCAGGTAATTCTTTTGCGAACTTTAAGTTTTGCTCCTTAGTAAATGAAATATCTTTACCTTCCTCGTCCTTAACAACTCTAAAGATGTTTGGATTTCTGTATAGATTATTTCTAAGCTCTTTTACTGCATCTAAACTGTTTTTATAACCAGTGTAGTCAGCTTTTATTTGATTGAACTTAGCGTGGTTATCTTCCTCTAGATTAGCAACAGAAGAAGACCATTTAATTAATCCTTTTTCTTTTGCAAACTCATCTAGACTGTAGCTAGAATCTTGACCAAACATAAAACTACTAGCGTTTTGGTCATGTAAATAGAACGTACCATTTTCTTTTAATTTCTTATAATTAGCTTGTAATGGTCCATTGTATGTAAGTATAGCGTTTAACTCAGACAAGTTTAAGTCACCAAATATCCCTATGTAACTTGGTTTAGGTTCGCTTTTTACTCCATTTATTTCTGTTCTGTATTCCCACGATATTTCAAATAAAGTTTTGTTTTTGTACTTACCTGTTTTATCATTTTTAGATAAATGCTTAACCTTATCTGTGTCCATCTTACTAATAATAGGAGCTTGCATTGAATGGTAAACCTTAGTCCCATCCTTCTTGTTTTCTATATAAGTTTGTTCTGAAAGTGAACTCTTTTGTTGAAATGAATTTAAAGCGTTAAGTAGTTTTTTAGAAGAAAAAGCTTGAAGTATCTCAGCCATTCTAAATAAGAATAACATGCTGTTATTTAAATCTACATCTATAGCCTTTTTAATCTTCTCGTCTGCGAATATGTAATCAGAACCAGCTAGTAACTCATTTGCATGAATCATCTCGTTTTGTACATTATTCTTAGCTCTATTTTTAGGGTTAGCTATAAAGTTAGAAGTTCTCTTTACTTCGTTTCTAACATTTGAAGGCATAAACATAAGCATAGTACTACCTCCGTCAGTCCCTAACTTGTTGTTAAAGAACTCATAAGATATAAGGTAGTTTTGTAATGCGTCTGGCAACTTACTGAACTCGTCTCTTAATTGTTTTAAGTTCTCTTCAGAACGAATAGCATCATAAGATTCTCTGTTGAATTTTATATCATTCCAATACTTCACGGTAGGTCTAACAGCATTTCCGTACTGTCTAAATGTTTTTCTACTCTTCTTTAAGTCTAGTAGTTGTATAAACCCGTTGTTTCCATATTCTTCAATCAGTTGAGCTGCGTTGTCGTTTATAACTTTAAGCTTCTCTTCTAACAATTCTCTATCAGAATACTTAGCTTCCAATTGATTAGTTTCTTCTATGGAAATAGTACTATAATTAAATAGTAAATCAGTAAACGTACCACCTTTATGCGATTTGTTACCCGTAGAAAGAGCTGTAGGATTCATGTACACCGCCATCTTGTTGTATTGCAATGCGTCATATACAAACCTTACGTTCTCTGGCTTAGTTAAATCTAACGTCTTACTCAAGTTGTCATATATCAGCTTAGCGTCTGCTTGTGATATAATTGATTCTTGTAGTTTCTGTTCTTTGTATATATTAAACAACTCTAACTGGCTTGTTAAATCGCTGTTTCTATTAAACATAGAAGCCATTGAGATTTGATTCTTCATAGCATCCTTAAACTGCTCTCCAAGTACATAAGCCTCAAAGTAATTTGTAGGTATCTTGCTATCAAGAGAAGCCATTCTTTGGAATATTCTCATCTCTTTACCGAAAGAATCTAAAGCAACTATCAATGAATTAAAAGCAAACAAATTATTACCAAAGCCACCTACGTCAGATAAATCTATTCTGTAGTTTGCAGTAACACTTTCAGTACTTCTATTTATACTGCTCATTTGTGAAACCTTCTTCAAGGCCTCAGTCTTAGTAAGACCTGAACCTAAAGCCTTAATGTAGCTTACGTAAGTCTTATCATACATAACATCAATAACAGTCTCTAAAGAAAGTCCCATTCTCAACATGAAAGCAAAGTGGTTTGCACTCTCTTCTTGCATTTTAAATTTAGCTCTATTACCAAACTTACCATCATCTATAATGAAGTTTAAGAACTGAGCGTAGCTTAACCAAGACTTCTCATCGTTGTCTGTTATGTTTTCTATATAGCCTAACTTCTCAACCTTACCTAAAGAGTTTATTATAGTAAAGTTTAAAGGCTTACCTTCTTGGTATCTAATCTGAGTTTTAAGTTGATTGTTCCTTTGAGCTCCTATTCCAGATGCGAAATAATTGAAGGCTCTGTTTAATGAAGCTACAATCCCAAGCATAACATTGTTTCCAATGAATCTATCTTGAATATCTTGCTCGTCCATTATACTTAAATCATCCTTCTCTCTCTCAAATTCCTTACGCTCGCTCTCAGTAAGCTTGTTGTTTTTAATATGATTTAAACCCTTATCTGTAATGCTTGAACTAAAGTCTACCTCTTGTAGAATAAGCTCCATCATTTCTGGTTGTTGATACAATTCAAATAGGAAGCTTAGTAAATCGTTTTTAAGTTTTTCAGATGCCTTTAACTTAGACTCGTCTTTCTTGTTTAGTACTGCAATGTGTAACTGGTCACCATCTTTATCTGAACCAATAAGAGCTGCATGTCTAGAAGGTATAATTACTGCATTACCTTCTTGATTACTAAGTATCTCTTTAACTCTAAAGACTAATCCATCCCCTATTTTAGAGTTCGGTATACGAGCTGCAAATACTAAATCCCCTACCTTAACACCATTTTGTGTAGCAAGAGTTTTTGATATTACTATTTCAGCAACCTGTACTTTACCATCCTCTATTCTATAAGACTTTAAGGTCTCATCTTCAATAGTATTTTCTTTACCTATTACATAGTTAAAACCAATATCCGTCATCTCTGTTGAAAGAGTTCCAGGAAGCCTAGTTTGCATTACATTCTTCTTGAAGTTACTTGCTATAATGTTATTGTAAAAATGCACATTACCCATGTAGCTAGAACCTAACTCATCAACGGCTCTTCCATCCATCCAGCTGTAAAGGTCTTTCGCTCTTTCAGTATAGATTTCTTCAAAGTCTTTATTCTTAAAGTTCTCTTCGTATTGAGCTAACTTTATGCTACCAAGTAATTCGTTTACTCTTCCTAAAGCCGCAACTCCAGTCATTCCTAACTGCTCGAAGTTAGAAATCGTATTAAGTACTCCTGTATTTGAAGCGTATTGCTTAGAGAGTATAGATGTCTTATTTGTATTATCTAATGTGTTTTGTATACCAAAGCTCTCTCCATCAAATCCGTATGATGCGTTACCTTGTTCGTCTGTAAACTTATACAAGTCATCCTGTTTCTTACTGAAAAGGTTTCCTGTTGGTTTATTCTTTTTTATAACATCAGAAATATTCTTAATGTCCTCCATAGAGTAAGACATTTTATCCTTTTGACTCTGAACTAAACCACCCTTAATAGAGCTATCAAAGTAAACGATAGGTATAGTGTTGTTGTTTAGTAGCTTAGCTCTGTAATCAAGAACATCTTTTATGTACTGTAAGTTAGGGTGCTTTTTTATAGCATCTTTCGTTAGTACGTGTGTGTGAGTTTTAAGATACATAGGTATACGAACAGCTCCCATTTGGTTCTCAAATTGAGTGTTGTCCATATTCTGACCGTAGTACAATGACTTTAGGTTTTTACCTATATCCTCAAACTCTCCATACTGTATCTTTAAAAGCTTAGCGTACTCTGGAGTTATGTATGAAGCTGAATCAGCAACCTGCATACCTAAAGGTCTAGGGTCTTTTATGATTATAGGCTCTATTCTTTTCCCGTGAGCAGTTATAAGCGGTGATGATATACCCTTTACACGCTTAGATAAGTCTGTAACTAATCTCTCTACCTTACCTCCAGATACATCATACTTTATTTGTGCATTAGTTCTGTTGTAATAAAGGTCAGAAAAACTATACTTATTTACGTAATTCATCTTAGCAGCTTTAATAACTGCCTGCTTTATTTTTTCGTCTTCTTTGTTTTTTATATGCCCATCTTCTACAAGCTGGTCAAACAATTTTTCTCCTACCTCAACAATGTTTGTAGGCTTGTTAACCATTTTCTGAATAGAAACAAAAGCTGTTTCTAAATCTGAATCAGACCATACAGGTGCGTTGTCTATATAATATTGTCTACTTGAATCTCCAAGCTGACCGACAAAATGACTATAGTAGCTTGAGTCGTTTAAGATGCTATCTACAAGGTGCATCATTCTCATGTTGGTAAGAACTCTTGCTTTAACTTGAGAGTTCTTTTTACCTTTAGATTCCCCTTCGTTATAAACACCTAGACTAGTACTTATTGTAGGTACATAATCATTATGCTTCATTATGAAAGCAATTAAGTTTCCACCAAAAAGTTTTTCAAACCTTTTATTATCCATCTTTGGTAAGATTCTTAATAGGGTCTCTAGGTTGTTATGAATGTTAGATGACTTAGTAAATAAGTCTACAGTATCTCCTGCTGCGTTTTTAGTTATACCTGATAAAGCTGTTCTACCTGCATGGTAGTATGTAGCGTTATAGAGGTTCGTGTATAGAGACTTAAACGCAGACTGGAAGTTGTCTTTATAAGAATGTATAGAACTTTTTTTGTTCTCACGAAATAAAATGTTCTTCCCTTTAGTTTTTACTTGCTCGCTTTCCTCTAGGTTTATCCATCTTTTATAATCTTCCCGTAAAGCATTAATAAGGTATGTTCTTAAAACTGCCTCTTTTACACCTTTAGCATTTAATTTAACCGCACTTCCAACTATACGCTTATCAGAGTTTGCTATGTCATTAATCTGACTTTCTAGATATTGTCTACTTTCTGTGTCTACACCTTCTTTATGGTAATAGCTCCAATCTATATTCAAAAGAGAAACTTGTAGTTCTGTTATCTTCTCGTCAGTAAAAAAGCTATGCAGCTTCTTACCTTCAATTTTCATATCAGCTATATCCTCATAATATATATTTTTATTGCTTACCCATTCTTTGTAGAACTTCTGCACAAAATTTAATATATTCTTTTCCCTACTTATTTGATTAGCCATCTTTTCTTTAAAAGCAGCTTCCGTACCTTCTTCTGATAAAACTTTTTTAACCCTTATCCCTTCTAGTACTGCAACTATAAAAATGTTTTCTGTAGAGTTCTCTCCATCAGCTAACAACTCTATACTTCCATTGACGTAGTTTCTAACGTCTCTAGCGTTACCAACAGGTATACTAGCAACCAAAGACACTTTACCATCTTTAGATACAGTCCATTGACTAGCACGTTCTAATGTGAAAGAACGGAAGTAGTGCCACATAGAGTGTAAAACATCTCCAGGGTGAGCCATTTCTAATTGAGCGTATATAACAAACTCAGCTAAAAGCTCTTCTTTTGTTATTTTCTCCACACCCTCTATTAAAGAAACTTTAGAGTTAGTTATAATAGTCTCCACATTCTCTTCAAACAAATGAAAGTCATGCTTCGTACCTCTTAACTGCTCTTCTAGTGCTTCGTATAGGAATGATTTGTTTTTTATCTCTTTACCTGTCTTGTCTTTATTGTGTTCATCTAAGAACTGACCAACAAGTTTTGAGACTCTACCACTTACTTTTCTACTAAAGTCTTCAGATATAATCTTACCAAAAGCAACCTCTGTGGTAGCCTCTAACTCCTCATACATCTCTTCATTAATAGCTCCTGATTCGTGTCTTTCAGAAACCTTCTCTTGTAGTTGTTGGAAATAGAAACCTCCCAACAAGTTATCTACCTCAGACGCATTGCTGTTGTAGTATTTATCTATAATATCTTTCTGACTCTTATCTAAACCATACTTAGAATGGTCTAATAGAGTAGGCATAAGAGTACTTCTATTACTAAATAAGTCATTTATCATTGAACGCATATCCATATCTTCTGGCATGCCTCCTTTTGTGTTTGTAAACCTATTCAATACAGCATTAACTTGAGAGTCAATAGTAGGTAGGTTAGCTAACATAGCTTGTTCTAAGCTAGATTTAGCGAATGACTTATCTACATTCTGTAAATAGAACACTCCATCCACTCTTTTAAAAGCTTCGTAGTTTCTTTCTTTGTTTGGTTTAGAAAACTCTTCACGTGCATTCTCTAACATAATAGAGAAGTCTTCGTTGTACAATGAAGGGAAGTTGCTTCTAATGATTTCTGTAGAAGCCTCCTTGTTAAGCATTGTGCTTATCATCTTCCAAGCAGACTTTAATCCTTTCTGGAATTTAGTCTCTCTCTTAGATTGAGTGAAGTAAGTAGAATCATTAGCTTCCTGGAATCCACCAGCCGTAGCTAAAGCTTCATTTTGTATGTCGCTTTGCTGGTTATCAGCAAGTTGAGTATATCCTAACTCCGATAATAGAGGAGCTAAATAAGCCATATAAGAAGAGTAAACTGAAGGGTTTGGTGCATTAGTAAACCCGTTCTCTTTAGTCCAATTAGTCCACGATAACATGCTAGGATTGTCTTGTAGTATTGAGCCTAGTGATGTGTTTGAACCATTCTTAGAGTATATAATTTTAACATGATGTTGGTTTTTTATTTGCTTATATATAGGCTGACTAACAACTTCTTTCAATAGAGCTGTAATCTCTTTAGTGCCTGCAAATAACTGCTGCAATACATGCCATTTCTCATGAAGAAATACCTCTTGTGTTGCTAAGTCAGGGTTGATAAAGATAGACAAACCTATAGCTGCTCCTTGAGCACCTCTACCATGTTCATCAGTTAAGTTGCTGTCAAAATACACACCAACATCTGGATTGTCATTCATTAACCCTTGAGCCCATTGGTATCTTTGACCCATTGTAATTTGAGTAGCCTCAGTCAGTTTACCCGTCTTAGGGTCTATAAATCTAGGAGCTAAACCAAAGAACAATTTAGCCTTTGAATCTTCTATTATCTTTTGAGCAGCATTACGCTCAGTCTCTTCCTTGCTCTTTGCTTTCCCTTCCTCAGTTTTTTCTTCAGCTTCTTTCTCTTCTGCTTTTAATTTAGCTGCTTCCTCTGCTTCTAAGGCTTCTGCTTTTTTTGCTTTTACCTTTTCGTGTAGAACTTTCTCTGTCTTTAAAAGCTCTTTCTCTTCATTAGATATTTGGTCACCATTGTTTTGCTTAGTAACTATATCTTCTACTTGTAACTCTTTATTCTCTCTACTTTCCTGATACTCATTAGACGTCTTTACAATATCTATTTCAGTAGTAGTAGTGGTGGTTACGACACCATTAGCATCAACTCTTTTTTCTTGGTATTTACGGAACTTACCTTTAGATTTTAATTCTTTTTGAAAGATTAAATCTGTATTGTCTTTTACTGGGTTAGTTACCTTAGTGAAATTTTTACCTACTTTTTTAGTAGCGTCCTTTAGTCTTTCATTAGATTTAATAGACTCAAACCTAGACTTATTCTCCTCTACAAGCTTTGTCTCCTCAGCAGTTAAGGTTTCGTTCTTAGCTTCTTTAGCTATTATCTTTTTTAGCTCTGGTACAACTTCCTTGTTTATTCTTTCCTCTTGACGGCGATTAGCGTTGTCGCTCATTATATCGTCCACCTTCAATTTGGTAGCTTGCTTTACTTTCTTCCACGTCTCAGCAAGGTTAGATAGCTCATTATCCAACCCAGCAATCTGCTTCTTCTTATAAGCAATACTTATATCAGACTCTTCTATCTTTACCTTTTCTCCTTCTAGTCTTTCAAGTTGTTCCTTGTAAGTCTTTGTGTTTTGTTCTTTCTCGAATAAAGCGTGTAACAAATAAGACTCCTCTTCTCCGTTTAATAGGAAAGTTGGAGCAAGTGCTTTTATTGCTTGTAATTCTTTTACTGTATTAGCATATATATCAAACTGTCTTTGAGGCATTGCACCTTCATCCATTCTGTTTTGTATATACTCTGTAAAGTTTTCTGCTTTACCGTCAGCAATAGTACGTATCATAAGAGCGAAAAGCTGATTGTTTTGCATTGCTGCCAATTCCTCTTTCGCTTTAACCGCTGTAAGTCTATCACCTGGAGTTCCTTTTTTACCCTCCATGTCATAATCCTCTAACTCTTGATTCATTATCTCAAGACGTTCTTGTACTAAACCATCTTTTGCTAACTTTTCAGTAAACAATCTTTTCCTTTCTGCAGAAACATCTAAAGATGTCTTAGCTCCAGTAATGGCAAGTGAAGAAGTAAAGGCAATTACCCTTGTAGGTAAAGCTTCCTGACTGTTAAAGTAGTCAAGGTAATCCATGAACCCTTCGCCTTTTTGCTCAGCAATCCTTTTTTTCATAGACCAATCTTGATACACCTCTTGGAATTGTTCGAAAACCCCATCAGTTAAAGCATACCCAGAAACCTTAGCCATTTGCTGAACTAATCTTTTCATACCAGGAGCTTTCATTGCTCTGATACTCTTAGAGAAAGGATTTAAAGCTTTAGCCGTACCTGTAAACATAGCTAACTGTAAACCATCTACAGCCATCCACCATAAGTTATCTCTAAATACATCAGCTGCAGCTATCGAAGCTTGAGGTAATGGCACTCCTTGTTCTATTGCGTCATTCAAAGTCTGTCCTGCGATGATAGCACCTTCAGACATGTTACCAGCAGCTGCACCACCAGCGAACTGTACTGCACTTTTGGCTATTTTAGACCCTTTAACTGCAGTAACTAAACCTGTTCTAGATAGCATTTTACCTGCACTAAAACCTGTCTTAAGTAATTTACCACCCTTGTATAGCATTCCTGCTGCCCTCGCTCCACCAGCACCTGGTATGAAGAAGGTTAAAGAGAAAGGGATACTTCTAGCCCATTGAGTTGTCCAGAAATCAGCATCCATAAGACTAGCCCAAGTGACATCTTCCATGTTCTCTAAGCCAGGAACTGAATCTCCGTATTGTTGTAGGTCTGCTCCCATCTGATGAAACCAATCTGCGATAGGCTTATGTACATCTAATCCGTAAAGCTCTTTTGATACCTCAGAATCTACTAATCTTGTATCTGGAGTACCATCTACCCAATCCAAAGCGTCACCAAAACCATCAAATACATCACCCAAACCTGTCAAAAGAGAACGACCAGTAGCCTCTCCATAACCCATACTATGGTCTTTAGCTTCTTTACCTTCTTCGGCAGCTACAGCTTTGTTGTATTTATCTATATCAGTTCTCTGTTCGTCACTAAACCCACCTCCAAACAATTCTTGAGAGGTTTGGTCGGGGGTTTTTTCTAAACCCTGGTCGGTGGTTACTGAGCCCTGACTTGGAACAGTAGCGTTAGCCGTACTTATAGATGGAGTTTCAGTAGCAAAACTGAAATCATATTTTTTAACATCTTCTTTTGGAGTACCTACTTCGTTTGCCATTTTTTATTCTTTAATCGAATTATGGATTGATGTTGCAGTTTCTTGTATAACAATCTTAAACTGCTCTAAGTCTTCTGGTGTTGATATTCCTTTGACCTCGAAATCTTCTATTAGAGCTTTCAAGAACCCTTCTGCGTCATCTCTCCGCAGCGCACTATGAGCAGCAGGATTGTCAGTTGAGTTATACATCTTATAAACCTCTTTTAAGTAACGAGCTTGACCTTCTTCACCTTTACCTGACTGTAATGATATAGCTAGCATAATTGAACGCATCTTTAAAGAAGGTTCATTGATACCTAAACTATTAAAAGATTGTCTTAAAGTCTCATCGTGGTATGCTGCAAACTCTTTAAGCCTTTTAGGTTTGGAATTGTAATTAATATCAGCAAATGTAACATTTTCTTTACTTTCTTTTAACGCCTCTCCAGTTTCAGACAAATCCTTGTTATACTGCTCTTCGTCAAACTTAATCAAGTTGTTAAGTTTCTCTGCCTTAATAGGGTTAGAGAAGTCTATCTCCTTGTATATGGTTTCTTGACCCCAACCAAACGTGTCACCACCTAAAGCGTATCCATCGTTCTGCATAGCGACTACGATAGTAGATTTTACTCGACCTTCTAACTCTTCAGTCATCTCGTCTTTCATTATCAACTTCCCGTTATCTAAAGTCTTGTAAGCCATTATACCACCAAGTATTCTAAAGCTGTCATTGTAGGTAGCGCCTTCCATTTTAATTCCAGTCTCATCATATAAGCCTCCACCATCTGCATCACTTAATTGACCTATCTCTACAGTAGCTCCATCAGGACCTAATAGTAATCCGTCATTAGAATAATCCATAGCAGTTTCAAAGTAAGCTTCCACTAGCTGAGTTAAATTCTCAGTAAACATAGCCTTACCTTTTACGTTAACTCCATCCAACTCTCTATCTTCTATCAACCCTAACTCATAGAAAGGCTTTAATTTACCTTGATATGCAGCGTCTTTGTTGAATAAGTTGATTTTATTAGCGTCTATAGTTCCCATGTTAGCCATGGCAGAATTTAACGTGTTTGCTATTTTAGACTTATTGGAAGCGTTGCCTCTAATTTTACTAAACCCATCTTGAGCTCCTACGTATTTATTAGTATATACTCGTATGTCTTCTGTAGTGACGTCCTCTAATTGCTCTGGAGTTAACCTGTACTCTCTTTTTATGTTTTGTAATGCTATCTGCATATTATTTCCAAAACCTAAATAAACATCTACTCTATCCTCTCCTATGTGGTCATTTAAGAAACCCTCACTTGGAGATTCCCAGTCTACCATAGCTAAACCAAAATCAAAAGTATCTCCTTCACCTGCCCTAAAGGCAGCCTCTTCTTCAACCTGCCTGTTAAATAGTGGTTTACCTTTTGTTTGTAAGTCTATGAATTTAGCGTACTCAGAAACATTTTGTGATATAGCTCTAACTTCAGGGTCGTTAAACAACTCTAAGTTTAATGAGTGTAAAAACTCTGGACCTATGCTTCTGTAAAAATGGTCTAAGTTTCCACCAAAATCATTCTTAATTTTATCGCTTATCCTAGTACCTACACCTTGAACTTTTTGAGATAGCAAAGGAATATCCTTCTCCCTAACGCCAAGCTTTTGGGCTATTGAAGAGGTTTCTTGCATTGCAGCTGCTGTAGCTGAATAGGAGGCTAGCTCGTTAGCTCTTTTCTGCTCTTGCAAGTCTTTTACCAATAAAGCTTCCTGTATACCGTATTTGTTCTGTTTTCTCGCAGCAGGAGACTTACTAAAAGTAGTCATTGCGTTGGAAATTTTTGAAAAATCTAATCCCATAATCTACTTTCCTGTTTGTATCTGGTCAAACCCTGACTCAGATATTTTCGTTAAATTTTCTAGAGCTAACTTATTAGCTTCAGCACTTTTAGTAACGTCATCAATTCCAGCTATAGCATCCAGCAATGCTGTGTTTGTGTCTTCATCTTTGAAGTTTCTATTAAACTCCATAGCTTGCTCGTAAAGAGTAGAACCAACTTTAGCTAATCTATCTTTTCTAGACATATCTAATTTCTTTTGCAATGCTTCGTTAGACATATCTGCAGTAAGTTTCGTTTTAGTATACTCACCTACAGCTGTTTGGTACATTTTCATACCTTCCATTCTCATGTCTGAACTTTTAGCAGCTAAATCCACAAGACCATTAACCCTAGCAGCATCTACACCGCCCATATTAGCTAATGCAGCACCTCTTTGCCCACCAGAGATAGCCATAACATTCTTCATAGCACCTGCGTAGGCGTTATTCATGTCTTTAATCGCAGCCATTTGTTGTTCGTAAGGCATACCATTTTCAGAAATCTCATCAGCTTTACGTACAGCCTCTAACATTAAAGGCGATACTTTTGCTTTGTTAACTTTATCTTCTCTCGTAGCATCGTATAAAGATAGTAAACCTGCTCCAGCTCTCAAAGCGTTATTAACGCTATCAGAATTAATACCTTTATCTTGAAGGAAGTCGGAAGCTTTTTGCCCTCCGATTTGTAGCGTGGCTAGAACTTTACCAACTCTTGTTTTAGGGGTAGGTGGGGCTAATTGATTGCTCTCACTTAAAGTAACCTCTTGCTCTTCATTTAACAAGCCTTCTGTAGTAGTTTCGTCTGTATGTTCTGCTCCCGCTACATTAGGAACATCTACATACTTACCTCCTTCTGTTGGGTCGTAAGCAGGAGCTTTTGGTTTTTCTTTCTCTTCCTCTTTCTCTTCTTCAAGGTTAACCATCTCCTCCTGAGCGTCTGCTTGTATTCTTTCAGGAGTGGATATATTATCCGTAAATTTGTCAGCCTCCTTAAAGATGTCAAGATGGAACTGCATCGGTTTCTTTTCCTGCTCAGTAATACCATGAATACCAACGAATTGGTTTAGTTGTTCAGTTCTTTTTTGGTTTGGACTTATAAGCTCAAATCGTTTAGTTTGCTTTAACGACTTTAAAACAGCCTCTTTTTGAGCTACTAAAGCCCTTCTGTCTGAAGCGCTTAAGTTGTACTTGTCAGCATTATCTAATACGGCTTGTATCTTATCTAAAGACGCTTTACCTGTTGCCTTGTAGTCAGCAGCCTCTTGGTCTCTTAATACATGACCTACAGTTTTATCTGGGTAGATTATGTTGGTAAATATATTGTAATCTTCTTCTGCGTATATGTCTTCGTATTCGTTGAAGCTCATATCGCTTAAAAGTTTCTCTCTAAACTTACCCTCAAACTGAATAGCTCTATCTATACCTTCTTTGTCTGCGTTGTCTTCCGCGTTCTGCAAGAAAGTCTTATCCTCATCATAAGATAAGCCTAAGTGCTTAAATATCTTTGCATTAGTCTCTCCGTAAGCTTCTTTCTTCCATGTAAGACCTTTAAAGTCTGGAGTTTTATAAACACCCAGACCGTGCTCTTTATTTAAAGCTTCTAATGCGGTTGCTCTAGTTTGTATTCTTTCACCTGCATTATCAACACCTTTTGGTAGAGTTTTTTCAAGCTCTTCCATTTGTTCTTTAATTATTCTTTTAGACTCTATAGATGCGTCAGAACCTTCAGATGCATTATCTAACGGGTTAACTCCTTTACTTTTGTATATATTTTCTTTCAGTGCCCATATCTCAGGGTTAATGTTGGCAATAGATTCTTGAGGGGCAAATCTTGCGCCATTTCTCATATCTTCTAATTCCATATTCCAATCCCCTTGCTCAAAGAAATTTAATATTTCTGAGTCAGGTGATTTAAAAGCTTCCCAAGGGCCGTTCTCTGCTAAACTTTCAAACCTACCGTTTGATACTTGAGCTAAATAACCCCTATGTTCAGTTAGGGCTATAACGGCAGCCTCTTGTTCTTTCCTGTCTTCACTCCAGGCATCGATACCATATTTCTTTAATATGTCGTTACGAGTGTCCGCAGTGAATTGACCCATACCGAAAGCTGATGAGTTACCTCCAATTTTAGGGTCGTTGCTTTCATTGAACGAACCTAAGTTAGGCATCCCCGTAGAGGTTTTACCTGCCTCTTCTTTGTATGTTACATATATAAGGTACTGTAGATATTTATTATTATCTATCTGTTTTTGGTACTTTGCTATATTACTCTTCTTATCAGCCATAGGTGTTTATTTTTCCTCCAGGAAATGGATTCTTTCCTCCTGCGTTTGCATTAATTTTTGATACTATTTGCTTATTCGTTCCAGTAATTGTTTTTACAGCATCATCAGACATAGCCGACTTCTTTGTAATAAACTCACCACCTTCTGCTTCTATCATAATCCCACCATTAGTGTGCGAGTTACCATATAACATACCTCCTAGCTCTGCATAACCTTGAGGGCTAGAGAGTTCTTTTAAGTAATTAGAAACATTACTTTGTCGTTTTTCTGCATTTTGAGCTTGAACTGCAGCTCTTTCTTCATTTTGATTGTAATCCATGCTTTCGCCTAACTCTTCATCCATGTGAGCTTCAGCTTTTTTACCTACACCAAAAAGCTTACTTCCTTCGTCAGCTAAAAACCCAGCAGCCTTACCTATCGCCTTACCTGCTACAGGACCAAGAAAGGCAGAACCAACAGCTGTACCTACAGCGTTACCTATCCCTTCAGCCTTAGCTCCTCTAGCGTCTTTAAAATCTTTAGTCGCTTGCTTTACATCGTAATCAATACTATCGTCTGAGCCTTTATAGAAATCTTTAGTCCCTTGAATTCCTGACGCTATACTTCCATAAACCTCCATTCCTGTATCTAAGTAGTTAGTAAAACTACCCATCTGATTCCCGCCACCAGGGTCAGTAGGTGGGGCTGGAGATGGAGCACTACTTAAAACCGTATCAGCCTGAAGTGGGTCGATAGTAGTTTGGTTAGGTTGAGTCAAGTTAGGCATAGACGATTCGCCTGGATTACTCCAAGAGTATGGGTTCACTATTTCACCACCTGTTTGGTATTTCTTTACTTCACCTCCATTACTATAAGAGATTGGGGTGTTAGTTTTTTTCATTTTATTTTGTTCGTGTATAGTGGATAATCTAGGTGTGTCTCCATAAACCTCCATCAATGAATCAATACCACCATGTATCCTTTGCCCGTCTGAAGACGTAAAATCAACAACAGGCTGAGCGTGAGGACTCTTAAAGTCATCTTGCCATGTACCTAATTGATTAGCAAAAGTATCTGAACCAGGGGTTGGTTTTAAAGACCTTCTTTCGTTTGTGACAGGGTCGTACTCCATGAAGCCTACATTCGTAAACCTATTACCATCATACATAGATTCATCTACGCTTTCAGGGTTTACTGCGGCAATTATTTGAAGTCTATTAGGTTTATTAACCTCTTTAGTTATTGGTTTTTCTATCTTCTTTACGTGCTCTACCTTTCTTTCCCCTCTTAATTCTTGGGCTATATTCTCTATTGGAATACTAGAAAGACCTATAGGTTCTAGTTGCGTACCTGGGCTCTCGGCATTGTAAGGAATAAGTAACTCTTTACCTCTTCCCGTAAACCCGTATTTCTCAGACAGTTGAGGGAACATTCTTTGAAAAGTCTCTCCAGTATATTTCACCTTATGATAAGACGTACCTTCTGGGTCGTATTGACTTAATCTATCAGCCTCTCTTTCCGCTAGTATCTCGTACTTAGTTCTTTCTTTAGCTTGTTTTCCTATGTCTAATTTTCTCATTATATAATGTTTTTTCTATAATGACTAACAACTGAAAATAAATTAAATCCTTGAGTGGTTGGATTTTCTGATTGAGTCATTTTCACCTTTAAGTAGTTACCTTTAAATCTTCCCGTATCTTTATGTATAGGAATTATGTGTTTTCCAACACCCATTCTATCTATCTCAGTTACCGACAAATCTAAACTGGACAGTGCATCGTTATTCGTACTGTAAGCAAATGTACTAAAAATACGAGAATCAGACGTTCCATTATTATTCACAACTAATTTATCGTAAACCTTTAGACTTACAGTCTCTTCGTTGTTCGTGAATTCCACAAAAGGATTATCACCAGCTATACCATAAAAGGTGTTGTATGTCGCTGATAGGGTGTCGTGTGAGTATATTGTTTTTCTATTGACGTGATTAGATGTTACGTTAGTTCCGTTGTCTGTACCTACAGTATAAAGAATACCTTTATGGTACGTACTAATGAACGTGCTGTAGCTTCTTTCTGAAGTGAAAACTCCTAAAGCTTCATCATAGGCTATTGTTTTATAAACCATACCAGAAGAGTAATGACTAATACTAAACAGTAACTCGTTATATATAGGGTTGTAGGCAATGTTTATACCTCCCTCACTACCAGTCGATGTACTTACATTTAGAGGGTTGTCATATATTTTTACATTCTCAATAGAACTCAACAAAGAAGAGCATCCTTTGATTGATGATATATCAGCAACTTGCTGTGGTGACTTTACATCAACCTCACAAATTGTGTTATTATTTCCATCATACCAATACAAACCTAAGTCTGTAGAAGTTGAGTTTATTCTATTTTGACTACCGTACTTTGTGCTTATGTAGTCATTACGCTCTATAACACTTCCAGTACCTAAAGCACTTTGTATTGATATAGCCGAACCATCTTTAGAATTAATTAAAGCTCTAGTATTTATTGATAATATAGATGTTGCATTTTCCTGTATAGCGTATACGTTATTTCTAAATAGAGCTAAGTTGTTTATAGCGCCATAATTAGCGTTAACTTCAAATATTTCATTTGCATCAAATCTAGAGAATGCATCTTGTGTCTGGCCAGCTACCTTAACATTAGAAACAGCTACCATGTTTTTGAAATCCGTTACTAAATCTATATCAGAATCTTTAGATGGAAAACTTTTTAAATTATTTGAAGCAGAGTAAGACTTATTGTAGGTATAGTCATCTTCCTTGTTTAGGTTGGGTCTATCTTTCCCGAAATAACCACCCTCTCTTAGGTCTATATTTATACTTGACTCTACAGGGAATACAACTCCTTGAGTTATTCTATAAGTGGTATTTTCTCCGTAGCTGTTTTTATGGAACTTATTTAAAGAGAACATATTAACGTAAGTATCTCCACCAAATACAGGGACTATCATTTCACTTTCTGAACTAAGCTCACTTCCGTGAACGGACGCTCCAGTGCTTATCCATCTTGTATTTTCAAAGTTAGTAACAGTACTACCTCCGTACTGCCCAGAAGCAACTGTTATTGGGTTGATTATTTTTGCGTACCCTTTGGCTGCAGCATAACTACCACCCTCAACCCGTATAGCCGAAGAGGCTATGTCTAGGTTAGCATGGTCCATATCAAAAACCTCATTACTATCCATAGCAATTAGAATAGTCGCATTACCATGCTGAGTCTTACCACTCTCTCTATATATAAGAGAAGAGCTTAAAGATATTGCATTTAAATCATGACTATCTAGGGTTTGGTCAGAGTCTGAAGAAGAATATATCCAAGCAGCATTAACAAAATCTTTAGTTTCTGTGGTAAGTGAGCTAGGTACAATTTCTCCAGCACCCACAAGCTGACCGTAATGAATGTTTTTTATATAGTAAGATGAGTTACCTGACAATGTAAGAGCATGGTCTTCAACATCTGCTGAATAATATTTAGAAAACATTGATAGTTGCTCTAAATGAAGATTGTTAGGTGGTACTGTATAGTCAGAAGCAAATGGAGCAGCATAAAAAATACTATTAGTATTATTATCCCTCATCCAAGTAACTTCATCACCACTGTTATCCATGTGTAAGTGATTGTCTGTAGAACCTGTAGGCTTGTCTGTATTTAAGTAGCTCTTATTTAATAACTTAGATGCTATCTTTATTTGATGAGACTGATTACTTGTATAGTTAAAGACTCCAAACATTGCATCTGGAGAATCTAAAGTCACCAAAGAGCTCTGTTCCGAATCTCCGAACGCAGCAGAACCAGTTACTTGTGTAAATAAATTCTGCTTATCTAACCCTAGCCTGTTTTTAAAATGACCATTACCTGTAGCGTTTTTATAACTAAGAGTGTTATTTAACAAACCAGTGGTTATAACTCTTTTGTCTGTATCGTTTCTTACAGCCCTAACTATATTAAAGCCAGAAATGTTTTTAACAACGGCATTTGATAACTTAACCCTAAACTCTGGGTAAAGTATGTACCCATCACCATTATTATCACATAAAACATATTTAAGAGGGTTTACTTCACCACCTGCAATAGGCGTGTAATCACCAGGGGTAGTTCCTAATACCCTATAGTCAGATTCTATTGGCGGGAATCTAACATCACCTACAGGGTATGTGTATGTTTGGTTTCCTTCTTTATCAAATAACTGTATACCAAAACGATATATCTCATCACGCATATAACCTACATGCTTTTGAGCAAATACTGGGTTCTTGTAGTTATCAAAATATCCATCTTCCCCGCTTTTAGATAAAGGACCATAGAATGGTGGCTCACAATAACCATCATCATTACTGTTCTGAGGGTACTCTGGGTCGTCAGTAGCTATTTTGCTCCAATAGTCTGCTTTGTCTAAAGTAAACTTTTTAAGTTTAAATGTTACATATACTCCATTTGAATCTGAAACTTCGTATCCTTCAGTACTAGCCCCGAATAACATTTTTTCAGTATTTCCAGTTCCTGCGTAAGCGTACCTGTGGTCATTGGTATCAGTCGCAACTAACTTATAAAGGTCTTCTTCGTATATCTCAGGGTTGTTTAATTCAGTATGTGATTGGTACGCCCCAGAACCAGGCGCTGTATCAAAATCTGCAGCTGCAGCCGTATGCTTCCAAGACTTTACTCTGAAGGTGTTATTATCCTCTATTAATGATGATGATGTGTTTTGTAAGTTAGCAGCTAATAACCTATTGTCCTTTACAGTTATATCTTGAGCTATATCCCACGTATTACTTTTAGATAATATTTCTGCTGCAGTTATAGGTGTGGTTATTTCATTTCCAGTATGCGTTAGATTTACGGTGGAAGAATCTATCTTTTCATCTTTTAATAAAAAGAATGCAGCACCCCCATGATTATCTAAGTATTGTATACCTATTAATTGTATTCTAGAGTATACAGTATCTATATCATTAGCACGTAGAAATATTGACTTACCTGAGTTTTCCGATACATTCCCTCCTATAGCAGATTCGTAAGAACTTGATTTAGAAGACAATAGTAGAGGTAGCGGGTTTGTTATAGGAGATACTACAGAATATTTACCATCTGAAGTTATAAGCCTATAGCAATAAGACCAACTACCACACTTTACAGCTCCACTATCTGTAACTGAAACTATCTCTGGTGGGTTTAATGGGGAGTTTGAAAATAAATTAAAGTCGTCAGGACTATCGAAATTGTTATAAAAAGTACTGTTAGAATTTAAGTTTACAGTCTTAATAGGGTGTATACCATTAGTCCAGTATATTCTATTGTAGTTCTGGTTCTCCTCTATTTTCTCTACCTTAATAGCTTGATAGTTGTTTGATATAGAGAAGTCAGCAAAAACAACAGGAGATACAGAAGATATTTCACCCGTCTCTGTTACAAATATTTTAACAACAGCTTGAACGTACTCGCTAATATAACATACCGCAGCAATATAAGAACTGAAAGATGTTAATGAAACTGGTTGTAATAGTAGAGGGACTGTTTGTGAATAATAGTAAGCATTCCACGTGTCAATTGAAGTAGATATACTGGTTGCAGTCCCGCCATCAAGCCCTAAAGCTAAAGTGGTTGATAAGTAGGTAGTGATACCTACAGAGTTTGGGGTTAAAGATTGGTCTACAGGTATAAATATTAAGCTTACTGGACCATACTTCGTTGAGGCTGGATGCAAAGAAACAGACATTACATCTGTAAAAGCTGAATCATTACGCATAACCTCAAAACAATGTAGCAATAAGTCTTGATTAGAATAGTAACTTGTATCATACTGAAACGACCCCTGACTAAATGTACCAGAAGTTGTGTCTACATCGTAACCATCACTTCCGTTAAATGAGTGAAATCCACCAGTAGTCCCAAATTTAAATGTTATCTTGAAAAGTGTTTGGTTTAAAGGAGTTCCGCTTCCGAAAACCCAAAGCTTATCTGCTGTCTCTGTATGAGAAAATTTATATCCAACAAGTCCAATATTACCCGCCACATGGTTAGATTGTAAGTTCTGTATAGTACCTAAATCTCCATCTTTAGCATTCAATCTAACATTCATCGCTGACGAATATTGGCTATTGTTTATGATGTGTTCGTCAGTGTCTGTATTTAAACCCTTATAAAATAAGTTAGGTTTTTTACCAGCAACTAAATCTGAGAGTTGTTGTCTTACCGTTTTAGCCATTGTTAGTCTTAGTTAGAGTGGTTAGCATTTACAGGAATTAAACTATTCCAAATCTTGGATATATTTCTCATCTGATTCCTGTTAGGCATGTTATCATTACCTCTAGCTTGAGCGCACAATCTACTCCATTCTTGCTTCATGTCCATATAAATATATCTAGGCAGTTTTTGATTGTAGTAATCTCTCGCCTTGTATTTGTACATTATATAATGAGATACAGCATCTTCATGGTTAGCTTCCATAGTAGGGTATCCATCTGAGTCAGTATCTAAAGCTATATAACTAATCTGTATAGATGAATCAGCAACGCTTGAGAATTGTATAAACCCACTTGTTAGGTAATACTTATAACTTAAGTTCTGCGTGTTTGAAGTCTTAAAAGACTTAGTCTGTGGTTCGTAATATACATCGTTAGCGTTTTTTACATCTATGACTTCTATTAAGTCTTCTGGTAAAGCAGCTTGCTTGTTTGATATAGATATTGTAGCTTCTTTAGTTACGAACGTTTTAAATGTTCCTATCTTCTTTTCCGCTTCAAATGCCCATTCAACAAAAGTACTAAATTCTCTAGCTGCATCTTGCACACCTAGATTTCTAATAACTGCCGCTACTACTTGTTTTACACTAATTCTTGGTTGCATACTAGTATTCTTTTACAGTATTAATTATTTCCTTAAACCTTTTTAAAGGTAATATTTTATATCGCTTATACTTTGATGCTCTCTCCCAAACTAACTTATTGTAATAATCGTCTAGTATAGGCACTTTGTATCTAATTATTTCCCCCGTTCGCTCATACTCATTTACATCTATCTGCACATGAAACGGTCTTTTATGTAGCTCTTTCTTGATATACATCTTACCCATCTTGTGAGGTAGCTCTACTTGTTCTTTTTCTAGAGCGACTTCCCTTATCAGTTCCTGAAGAAAGGCAACCATTATATTGAAGTAAACAGAATAAGACATCTGCCTATTGTTAAATATTAACCCCTTCCTAATGGTTCTATATATATCCCTAAGACTAACATACTTATCTTTGTACTTTTTTAGACTTGGTTTTTTCATCCGTTTGATTGTTTGGAGTGTTTGCTGAAAGATTATAAAGCATTACTACTTCTTTACCTATAATGTCTTGAGTTAAAATACTCAATAACTCTGTAGGGAACGGATACTGAGTATCGTCATCGCTTACGTAAGAACTTACAGTAGTTGGGTCTGAGAATATAGCTTTAAATTCTAAAACACCTCCAGACACTGTAGAGTCCCCTTCAAATACAAAAACTTTATCTGGGGTGAGTGACGCATGCTTCTTAGTAACATTACGCATAAACCTCGACTCTTGAATGAAAACCCTATCATGGTCTTGCACTATAGCCAATAACTCCATATCAGCGTCTACAGAGTCTGAATCCTTGTAGACGATACTTCGTATCGCTCTGTTATTGTTAAAGCCTACAAAAGGCTTATAAGTAGTCCCTTCCACGTTTGGAGTGATTACGTCTATCTGATACATGGCTTCAGAAGTTTTCCTTCCATTATCCGTGTACTTTAAAAGTATTTCAGCTCTCTTTGCATGAATCATATACTTTATCTGTCTCATAGATAAATTAGAGTCATCTGAAGCTACACCACCTTCTACGATGTTTTTTATGTTGTACGCTATTTCGTTTAATGTTGCCATATTTGTTTTTTTAAATAAAGAAAGGGCGGTGTAGTTAACACCACAACCGCCCTCTCAAAGCAAGGGAGCATAAAGCGCCTTCTAATTACCACGTTTTCCGCCCCCTAGAGCTGTTTGCCTTTCTAGAATCTCAGCTTGCATAAGCTGGTATCTAGGGTCGCCTAGGGATTGTAAAACTTTTCTTGCAGCAATCTGTGCTATTTCCTCATAGGAATGATTACTTAAATCAGACCAAACTGTGGTGTAAGATAAATAAGTTAAATCTATTGAGGTTGTATTCATTATTCCTAAAACTTTAAGGTTACCACCCTCTTCATATATAACAGGATTATGTGCATCAGCCTTATTGAAAGGGTCGTTTATATATGCAGAGTAATCAGCAAGTTGTATAATCTTTACAGAAGTGTTGGGTGTAATTGTTAACCTAGCAGAAAGTAATCTATAATAAGTGCTACTTAAACCACTTAACGCTATTGAAAATGGTGAAGCAAGAGACACGGACTGAGTTACAACCAATCCTTCCAGCTTGTCTCTAGCATCTTGGCTAGATTCAAAGATGGTATAGTATTGTTGCAAGAACTCATCGGTAGCCATCTCCGTAAACATAAGTAATTGAGAGTCAGAGAAATACGCTGTATCTTCCCTATCTACAATTTGTCTTATCCTTGGGTATATATTACCTATCGCATCACTACTTATAGCTACTGCCATTTATTAAGCTTTTACTTTAGTTTTTACTTTAGCTTTTGGTTCTTCTCCTCTAAGTTCGTGCTTGATTAAAGCAAAGATGTCTTTGTTATCTTTAAGCCAAACAATCACCTGTTCTTCGTTAGTACCAATAGCTTGTTTTCCGTACATAAAAGTACTGTTTTTATAAGTAAGATTTTTTGACTTTAAAGCGTCTAGAATAAATACTCTATAATCTTTTTCTGGGTCAAAATGAGTTTCCATAAACTTCTCAGGACTGTTTTGAGCAATCTTAATAACCTTAGCTCTTAGTACGTCTGTATTAGATTTAATGTTCATCTTGCTTAGTTTAGCAAAAGTTATAACATCTTCTACGTTCATTTTAGCAGCTTCGATAATTGCTTGAGCAGAATCTAAAGTATCTGCAGTATCTTGCTTTTCTTTTTCTTGTATATCAATACGAGTCCAAGCTGATTCTATAGACGGGTGAGTCTTTAACCAATTATCTGTTAAAATATCCCCTTCCAAAGAAGTATTAAGAATAAAAGACGCTCTACTTGTAACAAATTGTTGCTCAAGCCCATTAATGTCTTTTAATTCGTGTAATCTTCCTGTCTTGTCTTTGTACGCACTACCAAAATTGAAGTTGGTAATTTTTTTGTACTTGTTGTGCGTGTAATGAATAAGGTTTTTAGTAATCTCCATCTTGCTTTTATTTATTGTTAAGTTAAAAAACACCCCCTCCGAAGAAGGGGTGAATATTTTTATAATTATCTCTAATTATTATGCAAATGTTACAGAACCGAGAGCACTTTGCTTAACCGATGCGAACCATTTAACTCCATCACAGATAAAGTCGATAACTTCTCCACCAACAGATGCTGCTTCGATAGTTACAGAGTCTGCTGCTAAGTCTGTTGCACCATCAGCGTCTGCATCACCAGCAGATAACGCTACGATAGTACCTGCTACTGCTGCAGAGATAACTAAATCTCCAGCTGCTGCATTAGACACACAGTTAACAAATTTGAATTCTAATCCAGCTTTAGCTGCAGGTAAAGTAACTGCTACATTTGTAGCTATAGTTACAGTAACTAGTACAGCAGAACCAGAGTCTTCCTGAGTTAGGACTGTATCAACATCACCTTGAGTGATGATATTTGCTAGAATACCGCGTGAACGTAGTAAATAATTACCAGTTGCGGATTTTTCGTATTGCTTAAGGTATTTTTCTTCAGCCATTTTATTTGTATTTAAAAGTTTTTAATTTAATTAATTAGATTGTTAATCCAGCAGGCATAATTACACCGCAAGATTGTGGGTTACGAATAATAACTCCAGACTCAGATAAGATATGACATTCGAAAGTATCATTACCGTTAGCAGCCATCATTGAAGACGGGTCGTTCGGGTTAATCATACCAGCAACATATTTCTTAACATAGTTTCTGTTGTATCCTTCAGCACCTTTAGAGATAAGCTCTACGTTAGCTACACCGTCTTGAACACTCATATCCATAACTACCATTAAACCTGATAATTGAGAAGTGTTAAATCCAGTAGCAGAAATACCTGATTCCATGTTAGCTACATTCGGGTCATCAAAACAAGGGTTGTGTACCAACTTGATGTTGTTACCTAAAGCAGAGTAAGAAGTAAAGTTAGTTCCTACAGCTACACCTTCACCAGACTTAGATGCAATTAAGCTTGCAGCAGAACCCATTGTTGCCAAGTGAGCAGTCATAGCTTGTTGGAATTGAATCATTCCTTGCATTCCTGTAAATACTACGTATTCGTTACCAGTTGCTTTTAAAGAACTTAAAGATAAAGTACCGATAAATTTCAATAATTCGCCTTCAGTAATTCCAAGACCAGCAGTCGTGAATTGATTAGCAGCAGCAATCTGAGCTAAAATCCCGTCACCCATAATTGGAAGACCAGCATTAGTTGGGTCACCAGCATCACCAGGATGAGACATACCAGTATCCATAGAAGATTTACCAAACCATCTGTTCAATTCAAGTTCGTACATGAATTGGTCAGTCATTTGTTGTTCTTTAGTAAAGTACCAAAGACGACTTCCGTTGTGTTCAACCCACGTTACATCGTGTAAGTCAATACCATTAATTTTACACTTTCTACGAGAAAGAGTTAAGTGGTTTCTGTGAGTTTCTGGGTAAGCATAACCTTCACCAACTTCATCACCTAATGAACCTTGTCCAAAAGCAGAACCAATTACGGCAACTACATCACCTGCAACTTTATCAGCTTCATCAGTATCAATTGCTTTTACAACAACCGAAGTAAATCCATCTTCACCAGTAGCGATTGTACCTATAGAAGTAACTAAAGCAGTAGCACCTGATTTAAAGCGAACTACATCATTTACAGCAAGCATACAATACTCGTCTTCACCAGCCTCACTTGAGATTTTGATTGTGTAATCAGAACCAGCTGCATAGTTACCAGCTTCACCTACGTCTAATTTCGCAGGAGACTTGTAACGTTGCATGATTTTCCACTCGAAAGAGTTTCCACCAATTACTTTTTCAGAAGCACCAAATCCTAGGCGTTCTAGTAAGTACGTCATAGAGTAGCGAGGATACAATTCAATGATTTTCTTCGCAATCTCAGGGTACTTTAGCATATTATTTACAAGGGAGTTATCCGCTGTGTTATATGCTGGGTCATATTTTGCATTATAAACCTTCATTTTGTTTTGTTTATTAGTTGTTAATAATTAATCAAACATTATTTAATTACTAAACTTACTAGGGTCAAAACCTTTCTTCGGAGCTTCAAAGCTCTTAGATGAATGATTTTTCCTAGACGGTGATGTTATACCATCTAAAATACGAGATTTTCCTTGCTCTACGCCTTGCGTTCGAACCATTTTAAAAATCTTTTCTTTGTTTCTCCATAAGAAGGCAGCCTCCGCAACATTGGCATGAGTCTCAAACACTTCTTGGGCGAAATCCCCTTTGGTTATGTAATTATATAGTTGTTTCTTATCTTTATGAGA